TCTTCAAGATCTGCTCCTGTTCCACCACCAAAGGACTCGTTAGATTCCATTTCTTTTTCTTCTTCTTTCTTCTTCTCCATCTCACCTAAAACATAATCAAATATTTGTTTTGATACTTTCAATACTTCATCAAATGTCTCACATAGTGAAACTTTATTTACATAGAACATTTCATCTGTTGAGAAAGGAATGTTGTAGTGTGTTCCAATCTTGAACTGAAGATTGATTCTGTCAAGAAGATTCATCTCAGAGATATCTTTTTGCTTGACTTGAAAGAAATCTTTCTTGTGTAGTTCTGTATATCCTTTGAAAAATGTTTTTGCAATACCCTCATAACGCCTTTTCATCAACTTCTCAATACGAGCATCCTCAACAATATTAACGATAGAAGGATTCATCTTATACTCTTTCCACCACTCTCTGTCTGGTGTATAGAGTGCATGTCCAACTTCATGACTCACCAACATATCAATAACTTCATTAGTTGTGTTCTCCCACATAGGGAGAGTCAGTACTCTTGACTGTACATTGAATTGTGCTGTCTCAACTTTCTTGTGCTCTACAACTAAATCCTCTGTAGCAAGTAGTTTAGCAAGTTGTGATTTGATTTCGTAATTGGTTGTCATTGGATCTCTGTCGTATATACCTATTATACAAAGAAACCCTACCATGGGCAGGGTTAAGTAGACACTTTATTAACTGTCTACGTCTTTCTCTTGCAGAACGTAGAGCTTGTGGTTTAAGTTTTCGTTTCTTCTCCTTCTTGGAGTGATGTTGCCAATTTGGAACTTTCATGTTTTTAAATATTTATATTATAGCACTAAATCCCTTAACCTTGCCAAACTTAATAACTTTTTCAAATTTATCTTCCATACCTGTTTTATGAGATATGACAAATGTATTTGCATCTTTTATCACATAACGTATAATCTTCAAAAACTCTTCAGTTCCAAAACCATCAAGAGATGAATCAAATACCTCATCCATAATTAAAAGATTCGTATTTACAGAGTTCTTAACTCTCGCAACTTCTCTCCATGTAAAGAGCAGTGCTAAATCAATACGCATCTTTTCACCTTCACTAAAAGAAGAATATGAAAAATCTTCATGTATCGGAGATTCAATGGTTTCATTGAATTCTTCATCTAGCTTAAAATTAATATAAAAATCCATCATCTGCAAATAACGGTTTACTTGCTGATTAATAAATGGTAGATATTTTTTAATTATTTTTGTTTTAACACCATCATCTTTTAGGAGAGAGTATGAAAAATCATAGTAAACCATTTCCTCTCTTTGTGATGAAGACTTTTCAAGTGTAGAATTGAGACTATTTTTAAACTCTTTTAATTTTTCATGTTCAGTATTTCTATTTTTAAATTGTTCGGTAATAGTTTGAATTTCTGATTCCAAATCTCTGATCTGTCGTTGACAATGTCATTGTTGAGTTTAATAATCTCCTTTGATATTTTTTGAAACTGACGTTCTCGGTCTTGCTCTTTTTTGATGGTTTCTTCAAGGTCTTTATAACCCTTCTTAAGTTCCTTGGCTTTAGTTTGAACGTCAGTAATTTTATTTAAGCGAAACTCTTCCTCTATCGGTTGAGTACATGTAGGGCATGATACATTATCACTAAAGAACTTATGTTCCTTGGTAAGGGTTGATACCCTATTGGATAATTTACCTTTTAAATTGTTAAGCTTTAGTAACTTTTCTCCTGCACCAATTAATTTTTCTTGTTGTTCGATCAAAGTGTCAACAGATCCTTCTATGAGTAGATTTGCTATTGAACAACCTTCTGATTCAGTGGATAAAGAATCTATCTTTTTCTTTTTGGAATCAACACTACTCTTTCCTTGCTCTTCTAACTCTTTGATAAAATTCTTTTGCATATCTATTTTATCTTTGATATTATCTTTCTTTAAGTCTAATGACCTTAAATTTTCTCTTTGAACTCTTAACTTCTCTTTAATGAGATTATTCATAGCAGAAAATATACGAATATCTAAAAGATCTTCTATAACTTCTCTACGATTATTTACGGATAATTGCATGAAAGGAACAAATGTACTACTTCCTAATATAACTATCTGAGTAAATGATTTATAATTTAATTTTAAAATATTTTCCTCTAGTATTTTCTGATTTGATCTATCATCAGCTTGTTTACTCAATTGATTTCCATCAATCTCAATATCAAAAACATTTGGTTTGATGCCTCTTCTCACAAAATAGTTTTTATTATTTGATGAAAACTCTATCTCAACTAAACACTCTCTCTCATTTGATGAATTAATTAACTGTGATTTAGTAATTTTACGAAAAGATTTGTTAAACAATACAAAAGTCAAAGCATCAAGCATTGTAGATTTACCTGCACCATTGACACCAATAATTAAATTAGTTGTAGCCTCTTGAAAATTAACTTCATTCCAATGATCCCCAGTAGAAAGGAAGTTTTTCCATTTTATTTTTTTAAATATAATCATTTTTTAGGTGGAATAATAATGTCATTTTCTGTGATAATTGCATACTTGTAATTGTTTACTTTACAAGTTCTAAGTGCAAGATCATCATCTATTTCTATTACAATCATATCACTATTATCTTCATCGTCCATTAACATCATAGCATATCTTTCAGCATCGTCCTCTTGTTCAAAAAGAAATAACACTTTATGTCCTGTTTTATCCTCAACAGCATATACTCCTGTTTCCCTTTTGTCTTTAAGTGTGAGAAGATACATCATTCTACCTCGCAAGCTTGTCGATACAAATTCTGAAATATATTTTTAACTACACTCTTATCATAATCAAAATCAGATTCATCGATATATCTATTTAAAATAGAAATCGTGTTCTCTTCATCATACTCGTCAAAATTATCATTAGTGTTTATCGCAAAATTTTCTACTATCTTTAAATCTTGTATACCAGAATTATAAAGTTTATCAATGAATTTTTCAAATTGTTTAATATCAGTTTTTTTTCGAACAATAACTTTTACTATTTTATCGTTATATTGTCTAAAATCAAAAGTTTGATAGGGTGTATCATCATAATAAATGTTATAAAATAATCTATATGGATTATTTATTGATTGATGTGTTTTATTATCGGTGTCAAATATATGAAAACCCCTGTCATCATTAACATCGTTCCAATACATTTCATATGGATTTCCCAAATAATATATCTTTTCATTATCAGATCTTGTATGATAATGTCCCGAATATACTTTTTCAAATTTATTGAAGATGTCAATGTTCATACCATCTTCCATTACATGATACTTATGTGCTTTGAATCCATTTAATTCTAAATGTCCCATTGCAACTTTTGCTTCAGTTTCTTCAATAATCGATGCAGTTTCCTCATAATTTTCAGAATTTATCCAAGGCAACATTAATACTTTAAGTCCATCTAACTCTATTTCTGTAGCTTTTGAATATACATTAATATTTGAATAATTTCTCAATAATAATTCTGGTGAGTTAACATCATTGGTATTTTTATAATAACAATCATGATTACCAATAGTTAAATGCACCTTATACTTTTTAAGAGGTTCAAAAACAACTCTCTTTGCCCACTCAAGACTTTGTAAATCAATCGACTTGCGACTATCAAATATATCACCCATATGAATTACAGTGTCTATCTGATATTTTTCCAAAGAAGGAAAGAAAACATCACGATAAAACATTTCAAAGTAATCATGAAGATGTTTTGACCCCTTACGTGCGCCGTAATGAGTATCAGTTATAATTGCAACTTTCATCTATTATTATTTCGATACTGAATGTTGTCTTTAATTGTATTATAATCAGAACTACTACCTGCCATTGCACCATCATCTACTGTCATGACTTCTTCAAATCCAGTCTTTTCAATTATCTTTGTTTTAATATCCAATTGTTTCTTTTCTTTTTGTATTCTTCTTAAGAATGCATAGTGTATGACTTGAGTAAAATATGCAAAAGGATTTCTAGATTTTTCTGGATTAAAATTATTAATGTACTGAACACAATTCTCAATACCATCAGATATCATATCCTCACGGAACATGTAGTTTACAAAGTTTGGTTTATATGAAAGATGAGTAGCAATTTTTAGAAAACATGATCCCAAATAATTAGGGATCGGTGGTTTCCCTTCCCAAGCTCCTGTCTTTGGTGGATCTTCCTTGTACTTTTTAAAATATATTTCCTTTGCTTTTAAAACTTTCGATCTATAAACTATCATTGCCTCTAAAAGTTCCTTATTATTGACATAATGCTCTGTTTTTTTTCTTGGCATAGTATCTCTCAAGTTAAATTCAGTATAACATAAATTAATATACTTGACAAGTTCGTAAAGTATGTGTACAATAACCTTTGTGAGGTTTTAAGGGTTTTATTAGTTCTCTTTCAGTCCTTTAAATATATCTTCAAGCTTCTTACGAGCATCTTGAACAGAAGATATGTAACCCATAGAGGAATCTGGTTTTATTTGATTATCTGATACCTTTATACTGATATCATCAGGGTCAGAGATATAATCATTATATACATTAATTAACTTTTTGTCTTTAGACTCTGTTATATACAGAACTTTATCCATCTTTATAATAAAAAAGTCTTCATCACTTAGTTCAATCCATGGTTTTACTTTAATATAAGATCCTTCATGACTATTAAACATATTGATTATGACTGGATTTTGAAGAACAATCACAGTATCATCATTAACTTCATCAGACATCACTAGAGAAAAAATTTCTTCTCCAGAGACAAGTTTAATGATAGCGTAAAATTCTTCTCCCATTATATCAGATCGTAGTTTACAATACATCTAACATTATTTATAGGTTGTTCAGCTGTATGATATAAAGATCCGTCAAATAGAACAACTCTTCCCTGTTTTGGAGTAACTTTTTGTTTGATTGTATACTTATCAGATTTTTCTGTTTCGTTGTATATGATAGTGTCACCGTCACTATCTTTAACATAGTATAACATTACAAAGTGTTTTTCGGAAAGATCAGTGTGTGGAGTATCAACACTTGTTCTCTCTGAGAATAGTGGTAATTGCAAAAAAGACCTTCCTTGATAAACGTCAACCTCTCTTATATTTAATTTTTCACATGAGTTTTGTATTAATTCTAAAAAAATTTTATGAAATACACTTGAAATATTACCTAGACCGTCATCATTATAAGTTACAAATCCATGAAAAAATCCAGGTCTTTTTTGAGAATCACCGCTAGATCTGGTTATGTCTTTCGTAAGATACCAAGGAAACTCATAACCTTCAAAAAATTGTTCACCGAGTAAAACACTTTTTATTTTTTCCTGATATTCTATATTAATAATATCATCATATACAATAATTTGATCATCCATTATTTTTTCAAAGGTATGTTTTTTATATCATAATTGAAATTTTCTTCGTTGTAAATTTTAATTCTTTCAATTAAATGATTTAGGGTATAGTTTTTTCTTGATTTGTAACTAATATCATCAGCTATATCATATAGTGTTGCCTTCTCTTTATTCTCTCCCTTTC